ACTGGGCAAATCGCGACACCAACGCCATTAACGAGATGCTCGACCGGGACATATCGGAGCGGGTGACCGTCGTGGCTGACAATACCGCGGACCTTTCGATTAACCGGGACTTCTTCATCGAGGCGGTGAGTCACCAGATCAGCGCAAACCGTCTCCACAAAGTAACATACCTCCTATCGGACGCCGTCCAGTTCTCCGACTTCTGGGTCTTGAATACCTCGGCCCTTGGAACCTCGACCAGGCTGGCATACTGATGGATGATTACATAGTCCAACATCAAGACCTCCAGCCGGAGGACTATCTGGTCATGATCCGGGGGATGTATATGCGGATGGGATTTGGCCCACTCCCCGAGCCGACCGAGGCCAACATCTCCGGCCAGGTCGCGGCCCGGATCAATCATGGCCGGTGGCTGGTCGATTGCGGTGGATGTAATTCTGCCCTCGTCGTTGACCTCTCCCAGCCGGTCTTTATGTGCGTCGAATGCGGGAACGCCGCCAACGACGGGAAGTGGTTTGCGGTGACCGTCCCGTCCAACCGCAAGGCCATCGAGGCCGAGTTATTAAAGAGACCCTGGAGCGGACGCAATCCATCCGAGGCGGTCAACCGGAACTGGGAACCGGGAGAGACCGTGGCGGCTTTGAAACAAGAAAACACCGACCACGGCATAGGAGCTTAGAATGGCTTGGAGCACTCCGAAAACTTGGGCCAGTGGATATGTAGTCCTCGCGGCTGACCTCAATACGCATCTGAGAGATAACCTCAACGTCACCGCCCCGGCGATTATGACGACGGCGGGTGACATAATCTACGCCAGCGGAGCAAACACTCCCGCGAGGTTAGCCAAGTCCACAACGTCCACTCAATACCTCGCCAACACCGGGACGAGCAACGCCCCCGCCTGGAACGAAGTCGCCCTCGGCACCGGGGTGAGCGGCACATTGCCGGTCGGGAACGGTGGCACCGGGCAGACCAGCCTGACGACCGGGGCCATCCTGATTGGCAATAGCTCGTCAGCGGTGACGATGGTCACCCAGACTACCAAGGGCCAGATTCTTATAGGGGATGGGTCCGGCCCACCGCAGATGTTGGGAGTGGGCAGCAACGATGAGGTCTTGACCGCTGATTCCGGGGAAACGACGGGAGTCAAGTGGGCCGCGGCTGCTGGCGGTGGTCAACTGGTTTTAATTGGGACCGCCGAGGCATCTAATAGCGCCAGCCTGACCATCACTGGCCTGGACAGTACATACGATACATATATGATAGCCATCTCCGACTATGACCCGGCCACGAATGGTCAGTTAATGATACTCCAAGTCGGTGATTCTAGCGGTATTGATTCTGGTGCCGGTGATTACGGCTATCACGTACAAAATGCTTTGTTTTCTGCAACAGGTTATGGTACTAGTCGAGTCAGCAATGGGGATTCGGGAATCGAGATGTGTCCTGATGGGGTTGGTAATGCAACGGGGGAGGGTGCGGGAGCCGTATTGTGGTTGCATCGCCCAGCCGATGGGGCAATGTACCCCACCTTATCCGGGACTTGTTCCTACTTGAATGGCTCGACCGTGAATGCGGGAGGCATCGTTATTGCTGTTCGTTTAGCGGTCATCACCCTCGACCGCATCCTCCTCAAATCATCCAGCGGCAACATGACGGCGGGCCGCTTGACGGTGTACGGATACAAACACACTTAAAGAGAGGTGGGGTATGGGTAGGCATCATACCATCAGCTACCCCCGACAATGGATTGACGCGGTTGGCGATGCTCCGGGATACTGGCGAGAATCTTACCAGGAGGATGTCGCATTTACTCCAGCGGAGGAGGATGCGCGGGATGCCGAGGAGATCGAGGCCGCCGAGAAGCTCGCAGCCAAGGCGGTACGCGATGCCGAGTATGATGCCCTCATGGACCAGCTACGGGATGGGACGATTACATCGGACGGCCAGATTCGGATGATGCAGATGGACAAGGGGATGCCCTAACGTGGAGAACCTGGGAGGGCTGGCCGAGATAGTCGGGCCAATCGGAGTCCTGGTCGTGGTCGTGGCTTGGGCTATCATCAGCCGGCGCCACGGCAACGGCAGTTCCGACCGTTATCAGGTCGTGGTCGCCAAGCTGGATGCCCTTCGGGATGATATCTCCGAGGTCAAGAGCGACGTTCGCGAACTCCGAAGTAGCCTGGTCCGGCATCTGGAAGACCACGCCAACGCCTAGATAAACTTCATCTCTTTCACCTCCTAGAAGCGGCCCGGTGGATTCCCCGCCACCGGGTCGTTTTCTATTGTGGGGCAATCCACAACCAATCCCTAAAACTATGTATAATCCCTTGACATTCTATATAGCCATGATATAAAATGTATACATGGTAAAACTTCTACAGGCTCTAGGGGTCATCAAGCACCGCCACAACTGGATGCCCACCACCCAGGCGACCGGGCGCGGACAGATGGGCGTGTGCGTCGAGTGCCACCTCAGGGGCCGAATATATTAAGGAGGCAATCCCAATGAATCGGTGCTACTTCTTAAACCAAAAGAACTACAGTTTCGGGAAGCTAATCGGGGTTCGATGCCGCAAAGAGGCGACCGTGGAAGAAACAAAGAACGGGCGTATCTACCACTTTTGCACAGTTCACAGTTATACGGTAGAACGGTTCGTGGGAGCCGGAGCCGGACCAGGATATATCCCGGCCTAACCGCCTCTGATGAGGCCCGGTGGCTCCGGGCCGAAACCCTCTCCGGAGGGTCGGCACTAGCTAGAGGAGGAACGGATGATTAAGCTGACCAACATCGAGGGTATCTCCCGACTGAGCGGGACCGATGAACAGGGGAACGCCTGGATTCAATTCGAAGTCGACTACTTCGCTGAACAGTTGGAAGGCGAATGTCACATCTGTGGGGAACCGCTGGCCGATGGGTGGATGTGCCTGGACGGGGGGGATGAGGTCTGTTCAGACCATGTTGAATTTATATAAATGCTTGACATTTCATATAGCAACGATATATAATATAAGTATAAAGTTTAGGTAGAGGAGAAACGAGATGGGCGCAACCACTTTCATGAACTACTACGGGGTGATGAGAAGGACCACACGTGGTCAAGCGGACGAAGTCTTCGAGTATGCCCGGAAGAACGCCCAGTACGAGAACGGCCACAGGGGTTATACCGGGACCATCGCCGAGAAAAACTCCTTCACCGTCATCAGTGACGAGGGGATATCGTATGCCAAGGCCTTCAAATTGGCCGACGATTTAATTGAGAAGTGCGATGCCCGGATAGACGACAAGTGGGGTCCAGCGGGAGCCATCCGAATCAAACAGAGGGCTTCCAAGAACCAGAAGTCCATGGACGGGTGGATGTTCTTCGGATGGGCCAGCGAGTAACCCCGCCTCTGATGAGGCCCGGTGGCTACGGGCCGAAACTCCCTCCGGGGAGTCAGGCAAAGCTAGAGGAGGAAACGAAGATGAAAGACCTAGTCAGCGAAATCGCCCTGGAACTAATCGGGACTATGGGGTCAGAGGTTAAGGGACTCCAGATTGAGGACTTCGATGCCCTAGAATACGAGGGCGTTTGTTACGACTTCGGAATCACCCTCGACGCGGCCCGCGAGGTCTTCCCTCAGGCTTTGGCCAAGGCAAAGGTCGCGGTCGGGGAGATTGAGTTCGACCAGCGGTTACAGTGGCACCTCAACCTTTAACCCGCCTCTGATGATGGCCCGGTGGCTCCGGGCCGAAACCCTCTCCGGAGGGTCAGGCGATAAGCCAAAGGAGGAAAGACCATGCCAGCACCTACCATTGAACGGATTTTAGACGCGGTCCAACGCCAGATGGAAGGCACCGACAACCCAGGCTTTTGCCTCGCTTGCGGGGAGGAAGTCGGTGGATGTGAACCGGATGCGCGGAGCTACGATTGCGCCTCTTGCGGCGCGGAAGGCAAAGTCTTTGGAGCCGAGGAACTTTTATTGATGGGATACGCGTGATAACCCTGCCCTGACGAGGCCGGATGGTTCCCGGCCGAAACCCTCTCCGGAGGGTCGGCAATAACTAATAGGAGAGGCTATGGAAGGATACAACGGTTGGAAGAATTATGAGACCTGGAACGTGGCCCTCTGGTTGCAGAACGATTATCCGCTCTACTGCATCACCCGAGGGTACAAGGGCTATGCGAGTCCGTTCTTGAGTCTTCGCCACGAGTTGGCGGTATCACTTGGATACGCTCAGACCAAAGACGGGGTCAGCCTGTGGGATATGTCGCTCGACGTGACCGCGCTCGACTCGATGATTCAGGAGGCATGATGTTCAAAGACCTAACGCCGGAGGAGACCGCCACGTTCCAAGAATACGCGAAGGCCAATCTACCGGGCCGGTCGGACTGGTCATCGTTCCATCCGGTCTGCCGGAAGGTCTGGTGGGAGTTGGCTTGCCGGCACGATGGCATCGACCCGATGGGCAGTTTCATCGTCTTCAGTAAAGACAACCCGTACTTTCAAGAAGCCCACTCGCACGAGTGGACCACCTATTTACATACGGCTTATGTTCTGGTTAGGAAACCTCAAGACCACCACTGCAAAGTTTGCTCCGGTTGCGGCCGACTTCTATGCGAGGCTGAAGATGTTTAGACCAGGCTATCATTTCGACAATCACAAACTCTTGGTCGACCGCCTCAACATCATAATGGACAAGGCGGCGGTCGAGTATGACACCGACGAGGATGTGGTCGATGACTTCACCCAGTACGTGAAGGATTGGGCCAACCGACGTTCAGAGGCTAGATTAGATAAGTCAGAGGGTATATAATATATATATCCTACTTTAAGGAGACCCACATGAAGACTTCGACTCAACTTCTCTTGGAAGCCAAGAGGCACAAAGACATTCGGGATATCATGCTCGACAGTCTGGAAAAGTTCCGGGCGACCCGGACGATGGTTCAGGACTGTTGCGACGACCTCGGCGTATCTTGGGGAACATTCTACAAGTGGGCCAAAGATATGAACATTGAGGTCGGGGATTATCACTTCGCCGCCGCGCGGCGATAGGATGCACTACGTGAAATGTTTGACTTGCCACAAGACGACGACCCAAACCATCAAGATTGATATTCCTGTCCGGTGCCGGCGATGCGGGTCCGAGGATGTTCTTTGGAGACCGACCGCATGAAACCCTGGCCGCATCAACTAGAGGCATTGGAGTTTCTGTCCGATAAAGCCGGGGCGATGTTGGCGATGGATATGGGGACCGGCAAGAGCCGGATCGTTGTCGACCTGGTCGCTCAGAACGGGTACGAGAAGGTCTTGATACTGGCACCGCTTAGTGTGATGGCCAATGTCTGGCCCGGAGAGTTTGTGAAGCATGCTCCGGGTCTTCTCGACGTTCTGCCGCTTGCCGGCAAGTCGACCAAGACCAGGCAAGAGACCGCCGCCAAAGCCATCGGGTCCGGTCGGCCCACGGCGGTCGTGATGAACTACGATGCCATCTGGCGCAAGCCCTTCGGGGATTGGGCCATGAAACAGAAGTGGGATTTGTTGGTGATGGACGAGAGCCACCGGATAAAGGCTCCGGGCGGGGTGGCGAGCCGGTATTGTTCCAGGCTCTCCGACCGGGTCGAGAGGCGGGTGGCCCTGACCGGAACTCCAATGTCCCACAGCCCTCTTGATATCTATGCCCAGTACCGCGCCCTCGACAAAAGCATCTACGGCACTTCGTTCGTTAGGTTCCGCTCCCGCTATGCGGTCATGGGCGGTTTCAACCGGATGCAAGTTGTGGGCTATCAGAGGGAGACCGAACTCAGGAACCTGTTTTATAGTAGGGCATACCGGGTCGAGTCCGACGATGTTCTCGACCTGCCCTCGACCCTCTCCATCAACCTGATGTGTGAGTTGGGCCGGGATGGGCAACGGCTTTATTCGGAGATGGCCAACGAGTTCGTGGCCGACCTGGAAGGCGGTCACATAACCGCATCCAATGCCCTCTCCCGACTCTTACGACTCCAACAAATCACCAGTGGCTACGGGAGGTTGGAGGATGGCACCGACGTGGAGATTGATACGGCCAAGGCCAGGGTTCTTGAAGATACCCTAACCGATATCGGCCGGGAACCTGTGGTTGTGTTCACAAGATTCACCCATGACCTCGACGTGGTCCACCGCATAGCGGCCAAGGTCGGGGTTCCTAGTTATGAGGTTTCGGGTCGCCGAAAAGACCTGTCAGAGTGGAGCCAAGGAGTTCTGGCTGTCCAGATTCAAGCCGGAGGATTGGGCCTGGACCTTACGCTGGCCCGGTATGCCATCTACTATAGTTTAGGTTTCAGCCTAGGGGATTATAGTCAGAGCATGGCCAGACTACACCGACCAGGCCAAACGCACCCAGTGGAATACATCCACATATTGGCATCCGGAACGGTCGACGAGACCGTGATGGAAGCTCTGGCGCGCCGGGAGGCGGTCATCGACCATATTTTGGAGGAGGTAAAGAGGCCATGACATATATCTCGGACTGCTGTCATTCCGAGGCTGTCGAAGATACGTTGGAACAATGGGTCAACTATCTGACTTCGCCTAACCACTATCTGCAGCAAGATGTGGTCATGTACGGCAGATGCTCAAGTTGCCATGACATCGGCATGTTTCAGGAGGACAAAGAGGAATGATTAAAACGGATAAACCACTCAGTACCCTGGTCGCGGAGTTTGCCGACCTGACCGAACAACGCCGCAAGCTAGAGGCCGAGGTCAAGAAGTTGGCCACCGACCTCGCGGCCCGTGAGGATAAGTTGGTGGAAGGGTTCGCGCAAGCCGGCATCCAGAACATCAAGACCGCGACCGGGCAGACTATCTACCTCAACCGGGAGATATTCGCGAAGCTGACCGGAGACCATAAGAAAGCCTACACCGCATTCCGTCGAGCGGGGCTTGGCGATTTCGTAAAGGAGACCGTGAATGCAAACACATTAAGAGCCTGGGTCCGCGAGATGGACGAGGTTCTTCCCAAGGGCTTGCAACCCTACATCGACGTAACCGAAGTATATCGAATGAGAATGAGGAGCAACTAACATGGCACTGAAAAAAGTGGAGACATTCCTGGCCCTACAAAATACGCCGGTCGGAGTTCTGGAGACCGTGAAAGAGAACATCGGCAACGACCGCATAACCGACCGCGACCTTGACCGCATAACGGTACCCTTGGGCGGCGGTTTGAACTGGACAGTTCCGACCCTCGGAGGCGAGGACTCGGCCAAGACCCTCGACGGCATAATCGTCCACTGGACCGCGCCGAGGGCGTATTGGGCGACCGGTTTGGAGGCCGGTGGCAATGCGCCTCCCGACTGTTCCAGCCACAATGGGGAAATGGGTTACGGCCAGCCGGGCGGGGAATGTTTCACCTGCCCGCTCAACCAATGGGGAAGTGCCGAAGGCGGTGGCGGCAAGGCCTGCAAAGAGAAACGGATGCTGTTCCTTCTCCGCGCCACCGACCTATTGCCGATAGTCATCCAAGCCCCTTCGACTTCAATCCAGACCGTGAAAAAATATCTTCTCCGGTTGGCCTCCCAAGGCTTGCCGTACTGGTCGGTCTTGACGCAACTGTCGTTGGAGAAGGCTCAAAGTTCGACCGGCATCTCCTATAGTCGAATCGCGCCCAAGTCCTCCGGGCCTGTTCCAGAGGAACAGCGGGAGAAGTTGGCCGAGTACGTTGCCGCCATCAAGCCCATTATCGGGTACATGGTCAATACGGATATCGAACGAGACGAGGCCTAATTGGATGCGGGAGAGTTCCTCACAAAGTTGTGGGGAAATCCACCACCGGGGCAAGTCCTGGTCTGGACCCTCCCGCAAAAACGGTCAATCTGGTACAACCGGTTAGATAATGTCAGGGTGGGAGACTTCTCCCGCCTTGATGTTTATACCGGGGTCGGGGTCGCCCCTTCGGACGTTCTTTTGAAGACCGGCCAGAGGGCGACCGCCGATACGATTGCCGGGATTGCGGGGTTGTGGGCTGATGTGGACTATGCCGGCGAAGACCATGCCAAGGCCGGATTACCCACAAACGAGAATGAGGCCTTGGCATTAACTTATGCCATGCCGGTCCAGCCGACCATACTGGTCCACTCCGGTCATGGCCTTCAGGCGTGGTGGTTATTCGAAGAACCGTGGATGTTTGAATCGGCACTTGAGCGTGAAGAAGCCCAAGCGATGATTCGTGGGTGGCAGGGCCACATGGCGCAGATAGCAAAAGACCGGGGTGACTGGGTTGTTGACGCGACCCACGACCTTTCCCGGTTGATGCGCTTGCCCGGAACATTTAATAATAAGTCCGACCCGGTGCCGGTCAACGTCATCTCCTCAGATGGGCCGATACTTGAAAGGGACGCGGTATGGGATTACATCGGGGTCGGGAGCGAAGACGACGAAGTATTCAAGCGATACATAACAGAGGGCAAGCCGGTCACCAAAGCCGGCAACCTGACCCTCGATACAAGTGCCGAGCCGCCTTGGGAACAGTTCCGCGCTCTGCGGGATAACGACCCGAAGTTCAAGCGGTCGCTGGAGCGGCGGCGGTCTGACCTCTCCGACCAATCGCCCTCATCCTACGATATGTCGTTGGCCTCGATTGCGGTCGTGGCCGGATGGAAAGACCAGGAGATTGCCAACCTTCTCATCTTCAGCCGCCGAAGCAACGGCGACGATTTGAAGTTACGGGAAGACTATTACACCCGAACGATAGCCAAGGCCAGAGGTCCGGTGGAACAGGCCGAGGCGCAAGAGCGTCTTGAAGAAGGCGGGTCGCTGGCCGACCTGTCGATTCTGATTGGCGTGGAGATAATCGACCTGGTCAAGCACCTCGGCGACCCTCCCGAATACTGGATGGAAACCGGGGAGGGTAGCATCACCCTCGGCACAATCAACAACATCGTCGACCAAGGCCGGTTCCGTAATGCGGTCGCTGCGACCACTGGGCGGGTTCTGGTCCGATGCAAAGAGGCGGCATGGGCAAGAAGGGCCGAGGCCATATTGTCATGTTGCCGGGAGGTCGAGTTGGGAGAGGCTTCCCATCCGGGGAGCGAGATGGCCCATTGGGTCGACACCTATCTTGACAGCCAAACAGTCTTGAACGACCAGGGCATCGCGGCCGAGCAAGGTCTGCCATTCCGGAAGGACGGGGTGGTTATGTTCTCGCTCAGTGGGTTCCGGCAGTACCTCCGGTTCAGTATGGGCGAGCAATTATCCTCCCACAAACTGGGGCAGAGGCTTCGGTTATGCGGTATCTCGCCGACCGTGGTCCGGGTGGTGGTCAAGGGTAACGAGACCTCCCGTAACTATTGGGCCTATAAAGGCGACTAAAAACATAACTCTATAAAAAAACTAACCGTTAAATGTGTTAAATGATTAAATGCCCAGGCGTGGGCCGAGCCTAGCGGAGCGGCCCACAGTCATTAAATTCTCATTAAATGCGCGAGGAGTCATTAAATGGAACAGCGAGTTATAGGGCCACCGGGTTGCGGAAAGACCACGTGGCTCTCCCGGCAAGTGAAACGTGCGGTTGATGAAGGGAAGGATGTTCTAGTCGCCTCTTTAACCAGAGCGGCGGCAGCGGAGGCGGCAGGGCGAAACCTCCCGATACCTCCAAGGAATGTGGGAACCCTCCACTCTCACTGTTATCAATCATTGGGTCGGCCCTCTTTGGCGGTCGACAAGAAACACGTTGAGGATTGGAACACAAGATTTCCCGAGTGGGCTTTATCGTATTCCGACGACCGCATCGACGGTGACAACCTAGAGGAGTCCGGTCAATCTCCCGGCGACAAGTTGATGGCCACTTATCAAGTCTTGCGTGCTAGGATGGCGACCGTTTACCCGATAGATGTGGACCGGATGGCCTCGGCCTGGACCTCTTGGAAAGCCGAGGCCGGTTTGATGGACTTCACCGACCTCATCGAGCAATCTTTGAAAACCATCCCGACCGCACCGGGTAACCCATCGGTCCTGTTTCTGGATGAGGCCCAAGATATGGATTTGCTAGAGATGAGCCTTGCCCGGAAATGGGGAGAGGCGGCGGGGTATCTCATCGTGGTCGGCGACCCTGACCAGAATCTTTACCAGTGGCGAGGGTCGGACCCGGAGGTTTTCGTGGAGCCTCCGGTGCCCGACGACCAGATGCGGGTCCTAACCCAAAGTTACCGAATCCCGCAAGCTGTTCATGCGACCGCCGTTCGATGGATTGAACGGACTCCGGGCCGGGTGCCGGTCGAGTATTATCCACGCGATGTGGAGGGAGAGGTCAGACACTTGGCCGCGCCCTGGCCCCATGCCGAACCACTTCTTCGGGATATGCAAAGATACCTCGACGATGGCAAGACCGTCATGGTCTTGGCCTCTTGCGCCTATATGCTCCGGCCCATGTTGGCCCGACTGAGGCGGGAGGGCATCCCATATCACAACCCGTACCGTCGAACTAAAGGAGCGTGGAACCCGCTCCAATCAAGCCGCCGCCGTATAACGCCGAAAGACCTGGTTTTGTCATTCCTCAGAATGTCGGAGGAGGGCATCTGGACCGCCGAAGATATGGCCCGGTGGTTGGCGGCGACCAAGATAAGCGGAGTCCTCCAAGGGAGCCGGGGAACCCTGGACGATTTGACCGACGATAGTTCTGCCGGCGTAAGTTGGGAACGCCTCCACAATCTATTGACCGATGAGGCTGTCGAGGCGGGGTTGTCGGGTGACTTGGAGTGGCTACGGGGTAACCTCTTGGCCGCTCGGCAGAAGGGAGCGGAATTTGCGATTCGCGTGGCCGAGACCCACGGCGCGGAGACCCTATCAAAGACTCCGAAGATAATCACCGGAACGATTCATAGCGTCAAGGGAGGGGAGGCCGATGTGGTCTACCTCTTTCCTGACCTCAGTTATGCCGGCATGAACGAGTGGATGGGCGGTGGTCAACCGGCTGTCAGGCGTCTGTTTTACGTCGGGATGACTAGGGCCAGAGAGTCGTTGGTTTTATGCCAACCGGCGAGTTCTCGGTCGGTGGCTATGTGATGTGCGTCCACCATTGGATTATAAAACAGGCCAATGGGCCGACTAGCGAGGGCCGGTGCAAGAGATGCGGGGAAAAGAAGGCGTTCGTCAACACGGTCCTAGATAACCACATGGGGAACTGGTCAAAGATGGCCCGAGCGAGGGACAACCGAAAAGACTATGCCTAGAGAATCCGTCCTCCAACGGCAGATAATCAAGCACCTTCGGGGCATTGGAGCGTGGGTATTCAACGTCCACGGCTCGCCCTATCAACAAGTAGGGGTGCCGGATTTACTGGTCGCATACCAGGGCCGGTTCTACGCGATGGAAGTCAAAAAACCCGGAGGAATCCTGTCGCCGGTCCAGGCCAAGGTTATCGAGGAGATTCGGGCCTCCGGGTCAGTGGCCGGTCGGGTGGAAAGTATCGAGGAGGCGGTTAAATTATTGGAGGAGAAGTGATGGCGTATACGATATACCGAATCAAGATTGAGGGGTGGGTGACTGACCACCAAGATGTCGGGTTGCCGGATAACTGGGACATTGAGAAGTTGGTCGAAGCGATGGACGACTCAGCTATGAATGTGACGGTTACCAAAGTGGACTCAATCGAGGACGAGTGATGATATGCCGACTGTGTGGGGAGGATATGGGGTTCGAATTTTTGAGGCTGGACCCGCACGATGTGATTGTGGGATTCATCACATGCGTATGCGGGTACTGGAATCTGCTAAAGAGGGAGTTTATGAATATGACACGATTCACCATCGAGGTCGGCGGGTATAGGTGGCGCGCCCACGGAACCAGAACCGGTCATAACAGCCCGGTCTGGCACACCCACTTAATTGAATTACTCGGAGCCGAACGCCTCGATGTTCCATTGGACCAGAGCTTGCGGCAGAAGATACGGGAGGCGGTGGCCAAACACCTCGACCTGGAAACGGCCAATGTCAGACCAATCACCGAGGACTTGGTTCTGATATAATCCATAGGCGGCGGATGTACCGCCGACATTTCACCTGTCACGGGGTGAAACATTGGGAGACCTTGAGCGCATAATCGTGCTCAAGGTCTTTGTGCTAGAATGGCCGCATGATGATGCGAGATAGGGTCAAAGAACTCCGGCGCGTGCCGGCCTCCGAACTCCGGGCCAACCCGAAGAACTGGCGCACTCATCCCCCGGCCCAAGAAGCGGCCATGCGTGGCATTTTGGAAGATATCGGTTTTGCCGATGCCATGATTGCCAGGGAGACCGACGACGGTCTGGAACTCATCGACGGACATCTTCGGCAGGAAGTCATGGGCGACCAGGCGGTGCCGGTCTTGATTGTGGATGTGACCGAGGAGGAGGCAGACAAAATGCTTCTGACCCTCGACCCTCTTGCGGCGATGGCGAGGCCGGACCAAGACCAATTATTGAGCCTCTTGAAGTCGGTTGAAATTGAGAGTGATGCCGTTAACATCATGCTGGAAGCACTTATCAACGGGGAGTCCGAGCCTCTTGGGTATCCCGGCACAACCCCTACGCTTGAAGAATTAACCGATACCTACGGGGACTTAGACGACGAACTCCTGTGGCCGGTGATACGATTGAGGGTTTCTCCACACTTGAAGGGTCTCTTTGATAGTTGGCTGGACACCGGGGAAGGGGAGACGGAGGCCGCTCGTCTTGAAAATCTACTTAGCGAGTAATGACCGGGACGCGATGCGAACAGCTGGAGAGCGTAATTCTAGCCCTCTGCGTTTCCTGACCTCCTACCACTATTACGAGAGGCACGATATGGAGACTCTGTTCGGTTCTCCCCAACCTGCCCTCCTAGCAGACTCGGGCGCGTTCAGTGCCGCAAGCCAAGGGGTCTCGATTAGCCTGACCGGGTACGCGGACTGGGTCAAAAAGTGGGACCATCTGTTCGACGCTTACGCGAACCTCGATGTTATAGGGGATGCCGAGGCGACTTTGGTCAACCAAAGGCGGTTGGAGGATATGGGATTGCGGCCGCTCCCTGTTTTCCATGTGGGGTCACCGTGGGAATATCTGGAACGATATCTCGACGAATATGATTACGTTGCGCTTGGCGGGATGGTCCCGCACGCCGGAAAAGCCCGGGCCCTCTTTCCCTGGCTCATCAAAGCGTTCAAGATGTTGCCGGCAGGGAAGGGGTACCACGGCTTCGGCACGACCGGTTGGAAAATCCTGTCGGCATTTCCATGGCAATCGGTGGACTCGTCAAGCTGGGCGACCGGATATATGTATGGGATGGGGATTCTGTTTTCGAAAACGAAGGGTATCTTCTTGAAGTTTCAGATTAAGAACGCCCGTTCTTGTTTTGCTCTCAAACGGGAGTTCGCCAATTACGGATACGATTGGAGAGCGTTCGCCGAGCCGACTGACGACCCGCTGTTTGGGGTTAAGTCGGAACTCCGGCACTCGCTCTGCGCAATCGCCGCCAGTTCTTATGTTGCCGCGGAGAAGTGGTTGACCGAAAGACATGGTCAGAGCAAGGTTTACATGGCCCATCCTCTTGCGGCTGGACCCTACGGTTATGCTGGTCTTGTGGAGGGCGCCAATGCCTAAAACCCTCTGTGTCATATCTGGCGGGATGGACAGCGCGACGCTCCTTCATCTTGCTACCAAAGAGGAGGGCCGGGTCGAGGCAGTCTCTTTCAATTATGGGCAACGCCATAAGAAAGAACTCCGGTACGCCGCCTCTCAATGTGACGGGTTGAATATCGCGCATGATGTGATAGATATCTCGTCGATAACTCCGCACATAGGCGGCTCGGCCTTGACCGACGATATAGATGTTCCGGAAGGACATTACGCTGCCGCTAATATGTCCCTAACCGTGGTCCCAAACAGGAACGCTATAATGTTGGCCATATCCTACGGCATCGCCGTGGCTCGCGGGATTGAGGTAATCGGGGCAGCGATGCACGCCGGCGACCACGTGATTTACCCGGATTGCCGCCCAGCCTTCACCGAGGCGTTCGACCGGATGGAACGTCTTGCCGTTGATGGGTACGGCCATCCGGACATCCGACTCTGGACCCCTTTCATCAATAAGACCAAGACCGAGATTGCCTATATAGGCGGGGACTTGGGCATCGACTACGCCAATACTTGGAGTTGTTATAAAGGGGCCGAATTACATTGCGGGACTTGCGGGACTTGTTACGAGAGAAAAGAGGCGTTCCGAGATTCGGGAGTTACGGACGATACCCGATATGAAAGTTAGCATTACGAGGGAGTATGCCTGGGAGATGGGCCACGCTCTGAAGAACCATGCCGGGAAATGCTTTCAACCTCACGGCCATAATTACCGGTTGGAAGTGGAGGTCTCCGGGCCGATAGACGACCGGAGCAATATGGTTTGGGATTTCGCCGACCTTGATATCTTGGTCAATCCTATCGTGCGCGAGTTGGACCACCAGTTCCTAGTGCATCCAGACGATGCCAGGTTCGAATCGTTCATGCCTGGCTGTTTGCGTTGGGTCAGAGGCGACCCGACCGCCGAAAGTATAGCGGCGTATTTCTTTGATGCTTTGACCGGGTGGGAAGTCACTCTTGAGCGGGTAACTGTATATGAAACGGACAAGGCCAGCGCGACGGTACGGAGTACATAAGGTCTTCGGGCCGACCATCCAGGGCGAGGGAGGGATGACCGGAACGGTCTCCCATTTCGTGCGCCTGTCCGGATGCAATATGTGGGATGGGCGACCGGAGACCCGGCAGGCTTCCCATTGCCCGTTCTGCGACACCGACTTCTTCAGCCACCGGATGCTAGAGGCTTCGGAGATAGTGGCCGAGTTGGACGCGCTCAAGTGGTCGGAGTGGGTCACGGTGTCGGGAGGGGAGCCGCTCCTCCAAGTCGATGATGAGTTCGTCACAACTTTACAGAATAGCGGGTACAAGCTGGCCATAGAGACCAACGGCACCCGGCCGCTCGACATTGTTGTGGATTATCTCACAATGTCCCCAAAGCGACCCGAGCCGGAAACGGCCATCCGCAGATGCGACAGCCTCAAACTACTTTGGCCTCATCCGGACCCGCGCATCACTCCCGAAGCCTTCGACTGCATCGACGCGGGAGCGAAGTACCTCCAACCCATCGGCGGGGAAGACGACCAGACGAATCTACGCTCGGCCATCGAGAAGCTATACGACCTCCGGGGCTGGCGACTCAGCTTGCAGACCCACAAATGGATTGAGGTAGAATGATAGAACTTACATGGGCCGAGATAGACGACCGGCTGGAAATGATGGAGCTGACCGGCACAAAAGTATGGGGCATCCCAAGGGGCGGCGCAATCGTGGCGGGGATGGCGAGGCGATACGGGGCAGTAATCGTCGGGACTCCTCAAGAGGCCGAACTCGCCCTGGATGATGTAATCGACAGTGGGGCGACCGCGAAGGTGACGCTCGATAGATACGGGTTACAGACTTTGGCGGTGGTCAATAAGATAGCCGAGGGCATCGACTCTTGGGTCCACTTCCCTTGGGAGGAGCCAGCCGAGACGGAGATGGCCGACCATGTGACCCGGATGATGCAGTACTGGGGAGAAGAAACCGGACGTGACGGTTTGATAAAGACTCCCGAACGGGTGGTCAGGTCGTGGTCGGAATTGTATGCCGGGTATACGATGGATGCGGAGGCCGCGCTAACCTGGTTCGAAGATGATACCGACGAGATGATTGTTGTGAAAAACATCACATTCTACTCGACGTGCGAGCATCACCTCCTCCCGTTCTTTGGCACAATCAACGTCGGGTATATCCCGAACGGGTCAATCTTGGGCGCGTCGAAGGTCGGTCGGGTGGCCCATATCTTCTCCCGCCGCCTCCAAGTCCAAGAACGATTGGCGCGGCAGATTGGGCAGAGCCTAGAACCCCACGTGCTAGGAGTGGCGGTCAATGTCCAGGCCCAACACTTTTGTATGATGGCAAGGGGTATCAATCAGGATACGAGTTGCCTAGTCACTAACTACCTGACCGGATACTTCCGAGATAGGCCGGATACCAGGGCCGAGTTCTTCACCGCAATAAGTGGCTAATATATGGGTAAACAAAACGGCAATAAAATAATCGCCGAACAGAGGCGGTCTCAGGTTCTTCAAATGAAGATGGCCGGGGCCACCGAACAGATGATTGCCGACCAGCTTGGAGTCTCAAAAGCCCAGGTCTGGAACGATGTCAAGAGGCGGTTATCCGAGGTCAGGCGGGATGATGTGGAGGCGGTTGAACAGGAGTACAACCTCCAGAAATCCAGATACGAGAGGCTTCTCCTCCGGTGGTGGAACCAGGCCATCGGTGCCGATGACGACCAGTCTGCAAGAGCCACTTCGATTGTATTAGACATTCTTAGGCGGCTGGATACCATCGGCGGTCTTGTGCCGGAGAAGCCTCTTATCCAACTCCAACAACAGAACATCCTCATGGGTGGGATGACCTTCTCCGACCTGGTACGTGAGGCATTGGAGGATGCCGGCAAAACAGTCGAGGTGGAGGGGAGGGTATATGACTCTGACGAAGGCTGAAAAGATTTTTCACTATAACGAGTCGAAGGCCAACCCGAGATACTTCTGGAAGTGGACCCTCGGCTCGGAAACCGTTTACGACAAACAGATAAAAATGGTGGAGGCGGTGCGGGACCATAACCGGGTGGCGGTCGTTGGTGCTAACGGGACAGGCAAGGACTGGCAATCTGCCCGGATAATGTTGTGGTGGCAATCGGTCCACAACCCCGCAATCACAGTTGTTCTCGGCCCGACCCACAGACAGGTCTCCGACATAATCTGGAAAGAGGCCCGGAGTGCCTACCTGAGTCCACGGATGCCGCTCGGCGGCCAGATGTATCGAACGGCCCGGTGGGAGTTCGACGACCGGCATTATGCGGTCGGGTTCTCGACCGATAACGAGTACAACATCCAGGGCTTTCACAGCCCTTCGCTCCTGGTGATAGTCACCGAGGCACACAACGTAGAACAGGCCCACATCGACGCCGTGAAAAGATTGAACCCCGCGAAAATCCTTCTGACTGGCAACGCCTTCGCCTCGTCGGGAGAGTTCTACGATGCCTTCCATGGCGGGTCAGACCTTTATCACACCATCGAGATTGCCGCCGCCGACACGCCCAATATCCAACAGGGCCGGGAGGTCATTCCGGGGATGGTGACCGCCGAGCAAGTCGAGGAACGGCGGCGTGAATGGGGAGAGGAGTCGGCCCTATATATCGCTTCGGTCTTGGGCCGGTTTCCCGATAACCTGGAAGATGCTATCGTGCCGAGGTCGCTCTTGATGGAAGCGGTCGAGCGGCAGCTTGAACCAGAGGGCGAGGCACTTCTGTCTTGTGACGTTGCCAGATTCGGAGCGGACAAGACCGTGGTCTACCGGAGGCAGGGCAACGTCTGCCGGCTGGCCTGGAAATCCCAAGGCCGGGATACCCAAGAGGTGGCGGGTCGGCTGAAGATGATGGCCGAAGACGACCCGGAAGTGACCGAGATTATCGTGGACGATACCGGGGTAGGCGGCGGGGTGACAGACCGGCTTAACGAGGAGAGCGTGGCGGGAGGGCGGGTCCGGATTACCGCATTCAACGGCGGGGAGAAGGCCAGACGATCCGACCGTTATGTTAACGCCATCGCCGAGGCATGGCTGGAACTGGGCCAAGCCTTCCG